TGGACAGATATGGTACACAGCCAGGCTATTGGGTCCCCACTCCATTCTATCAGCCTTGCGTTGGAGTATTTCTATCTGGCTGGGTTCACCTGTGTATATGCCGTAACAGCGGTGTATCTCCATCAATCAGTCCTTAATATATTTTATGTTATATAAGTATAGTATAAACAGATATTATATTACTTTGTTCTTGGACTGTAGCTGTATCCTCAGCTTGTATATTAAATCCCTTGCCTCCCTCCGGTTAGAGGGAGTATGTTCTATTGGTAGTGGCCCTTCTCCTCTGTCTCCTAGGGCTGTGGCTAGTTTGGTTATGGCCCTAGTCTGACGGAAGGTGGGTGGTAGGTTCATTGAGCTAATTGGATATATTTTTTCAGTCATTCAACACCTCTATAGGGGAGAGTTGGAGTTCTTTTGGACTCATAGCCGTCCTCCATTACGAAATCTCTTAGGCATTGGTCACACACCTCGTATATTTTGGTTGTGTCCCATTTGTGTAAGGGTCCGCCATAGGGTGCTACTTCACCGAGTTGTTTACTGCAGGATTTACATTCTACTATCATTTGATACCTCTGTAGGGGTGGGTTTATTTTAATCCTCTTATGGCTTTGAACCACTCTGGTAAGCTGTGTCCGTGGTCATCAAATCCTAGTTCTCTACAACGCTTACCATATTGTGTTACAAGCGAACAAATACTACAGCGAGGCAAACCTTTGGTAACCTGTTTAGTATATTCACACAGAGGACAGTTACCCCAATAACCCTTACCCTTCCACTTCTTACCATCAGGACTGTTTAGAAATCCATACTTAGTTAGTCCTGATTTCTCTATCTCCTTCCACAACCTCTTACATTCCCTGATTGCTTCCCTTTTGGTTAATTTGCTGATCATTTTATTCCCTCCTTATTTTATGGGGTGGGTTATAAAACCTCACCGTTGTAGGATAGTTTCATACCATTCCCAAATAGGATTTCATACTTATCAGTCCTTTTATTTGGTGGTTGGTAATACCAAGTCCAATCACGCTGGTAGATTCTGAACGGAAACGACAAGCCTGCCAGTTCAAGGGCTAGGTTCAGTCTGGATTTAGTGTTCCTGGTGCAGTGCCCAGCCGAGTAGAGTTCAAGGCGGTCTGGATAGAACTCGGCTACCACATTTCCGTATAGCCTCATCGTTATAAACTCCTCGTCAGTCCACCCTCCCTCTAAGGTAGCAATGCTTTGGTGCCTTAGTTCCAGATAGGTATTGTTGGCTACCTTACGGTGTCCGTGATATAGTTTGTCCTTTACATTTTGGTAACTCATATTATTCCTCCTTATTGTGGAGGTAGGGCGGAGTTCGGTAAGATGAGAACCGCCAATGGAACCCTACCTCCGGTTAAGTCCACTGGATAAATCAACTCCCTATTGGTATACTTTTTAGTTCCTCCATAGATTTTGCTTCTATAACCTTCTTTTGTAGGTTGGTCATCCTTTTGGTCATATTAAGGAAGTCATCAAAGCTGGTTGGATTATACATAGCAGGTAGTAACATGATGAGTCCTAGACGGGCCAGTTTAGCACAACCCAAGTTATACTTACACCCATCACAGTTGGTGTGGTCTATATGGAACAAATCACATTCGGTACTGCCTTGACCCACCTCGTCTCCATTCTCCTCAACAAGTTTCCTTAGCTCATCCATAGGTTTGAAATCTTCCATCTTATTCCTCCTTATGTTTTTGGTCTGGTCTCTCAAGATGGACAAGTAGAGTCCTTGGCTTGACCAGGGTTATTTCCCTGATTTCCTCAGATGGGAGCAGTTGTTCCAGCCCATTGAGCATGTTTTGGATGTTAAGCCAAGGAACTCGGATGCTTCTCTTTGCCATTGAGGTCACCTCCTTTAGTTTATTCCAAACACAGCGGTATGTAGGATATGGTAGTCCACAATACCGGTGTATATTGGATACATCAGCTTGAAGTAGGTTGTGGTCTTGATACCTATACCATAGGCTACCAGTCTATCCTCGTTTATCTTGGGCATTGGTCACCTCCTCCGGTATATGCTTATCTCTCCATACCTGTAGGTTGTGTAGTTCGTGCCTCTCTTTCCTTGATAATTTCAAAATACCTAAGTGTTCCTTAGTTACCGACTCCAATTCCTCAAGCCTCTTGAGCCTCCATTGATTAGCTCTGTCCACCGCAAATGGGTCTAGTGTTCTACCTCTCCTTAATGCTGATGTCATCCTTTACCTCCATTGTGCCTTATATCCTGCAGGTGTTTGATTAACACTTCAGAGCGGGTCCTACCCTCTGGTACCTCAATCTCCTTGTTGCATAGTGGGCATTGGACTGTATTCATCCTTTATTTCCTTTACAGTTTATGGTTTGTATCTCCACGACAAGGATATAAACCCAAGGTTACAGTCAAGTGCCTTTGGCATGACTCCACCCATTGTATATGGGAGTTTAAAACTCCAATCGGTGTATATCCCTATCCACAACCTACCAATACGCCTACTGAATATTATACTACTCATCCTTCTGTCCTCCTTCTTAATTGTCTACCTCCATTATATCATAATGGTATTGCTGTTGTCAATAGAACATATGTTCTACTTTACATAACATTAGTTGGCTCAGCTTCCCTTCTACTTTACATAACATATCCTGTCCATCAATGTCCCTCAATGTCCACATCCTGTCCCTCCCTCCAGTGTATAGGTTAGCAGTCCTCCAATACAAAAGAAAAAGGACGAGGTTGGTAACTATTCCTCGTCCCTATTCTTTAGGAGGTTAGTGTTTAATTAGTTCTGGATGGTCAGCCAATATCCTCTTGACTACCGGCTTTTCAGCTCCCCATTTGGCACTTCCCGGACTTGATGCGGCTCCGTCAAAGGCTGTCTTGATTTTGGCTTTCTCCTCATCCGTGGCGTACTGCTCCACCAGCTCACTTCTCCGAAGTCCTGTTTGACTCTGGATTGTCACTCCAGTTCCGCCACCACCTCCGCCTCCGGACTTGCGAACTGTGGGTACCAGCAAGGCAACCGATTTATAAGTGATTTCGCCATCATCCAGTTTGTAAGTGAAACCTTTTGCCTTGACTTTGGCGAGGCTAGCCTTGACTTCCTTTGATATGGTGCCAAAGATTTCAATAGCTAGTTTCTCCCTGCCTCCCGCCATTGCTGTTGCTTCCGCCACCTGTTTGGCTGCCTCTGCCTTGACGATATCCGAGCTGTGTTTCTGGATTGACTTAGCCAGTTTGGCTACGCTGGCATCGTCTCCGGCATCAATAGCTACCCGCATTTCAGCCTTAAGCTGGTCAAGTGTAGGTGCAGTTTCTTCTGCCATTTTGTCTCCTTTTTGTTTATCACTCCTAGCGGCACAGGAGCCGCCATTATTAAAGTTTTCCTGTATGTTTTCCCATTATTTCACCAACGAACCTGCCCGACTCAACCGCCTCATCACCTGTGAGTAAATTGAGTTTGATGGCTTCCTCAAATAGGTCGTCCATCCTGCCTATGAGTTCAGCTTGTTCGTCGGTATATCCAATCTGTTTGCAGAAGTCTATCGTTCCTTGCATCTTATTTGCTCCTAGCTTTTAGTAGCATAGTTCCTATGCTCCTAGGAGTGATAAACTATAAGCTATCCAGTCTTTATTTAATAGACTGTGAGTCTATCCTACTGGTTAGCTATTTGTTAAGGTACTAGCATTACCACTCTAGTATCATCAAGTATCTATATTATCGCATAGTAGGACATCACTTGTCAAGTTTTCCGGACATAACGGCAAGTAATCCTACAAGATGATACTTTTGGCTCATCCGGACATAACACGGCAGGATAGTAGAACATATGTTCTGATGTTGGTTGGACATAACGGCTTGACATAATATACCAGTCCATCAGCTTGACATAATGTTGGCGGCTCTGTTGTTGGTCCAGCTTTACATAACATATCCAGCAGGACAGCAGAACGCCTGAGGCTGGGGTGGTTTATTTATGAGATGGAGTTTATTTTTTCTATTGATGGTCTCAGATTTTAATTTTTTTCACCATTTTTCTTTGGAGATGATGGAGTTCCAAGTTGCCAATTACATAAATGGGAGTACCTACATTCCCCATTTTTATTGAAGGAACAGACCTTCTTTAGGTATTTATTGGCTCCACACTTCATATCTATTTCCTATAGGGACTCTCAGATTTTAACTTTTCCTGGTGGATTGAATAACCCATCTATATAACATTCATAACAGATTCCAACATGGCATTCGCCCTTCCCATTACTATACTTCCCCAACTGTAGATTATAATACTCCACATCGTCAGGTAGGATAGGGTCTAAATCTATCTTAACCTCAACATCTATTCCCTTCAAGATTGCCCTGCTGGTTTCCCTTGCCATTTCCTTGCCACATTTGTAACACTTCATTGTTTCCTCCTTAACTCAAACTAAATCCTGGTCCCTGTTGTGGCATATTTACCTTAGGTGTGGCCATCCCCTTCTCCACCCTAATACAATATACAGTTCCACAATCCACACACACATATCGTAGAAGAAGAGGATTATTGGTACCTGGAGATGTGTCCTACTCATATCCGCTATCATACTTTGGTGGTTGAACAACCAAGCCTGGGTATTGGTATTGGCCCTTCCCTTATCTATTTGACTTTGTATTTCCTCACCGGCTATCCTCCTGGTACTGCCACATGCTGGGCAACTGTCAAATGTTATTGGGGCTGGTTTCTCCATATCTACCTCCTTCCTATAATGATTTAATATCCAATCCCGGGTCCATCCTATATAACTTCCTCATAGCCGCATCAAATGTAATTGGTAACTTCTGTACATAGAGGCAATACTTACAAAGGAAATAGCCATACTGACCCTCCCTAGTTACTTCATGGGAGTGGTGTGCCCCTGTAGGTGAGTCAGGGCATTTCCACCTACCAGACTTAAAGTATTTATCATCTGTTTTTCTGATATCCATTATTCCAACCACTTCTTGGGTATTCCTCCAACCTTTGCAATCTGTACCATTATCTTACTCACCTGTTCATTTAGCCTTGCCTCATCCAATACCCTATCCGGATACTCAGACTTCAGCCCTCTCTTTCTCTGGTCTATAGATGCCTTCTGTCTCAGGAGTTTATATCGTAGTTCCCTCTGCTTATCCGTTAATTTGGACTTAGGCTTCCTCTGATAAGGCACGTATGGATTCATCTTAAGATAATCCAACCCTTGTTCTATCCAGCACTGAGGATGGTAGTAACGTTTAATATTCCATTTACGGTTATCCTCATTACCTTTGTTCCAATAATAAACCTGGACAACTGGTGTCCCAGCCACCACATCCTGCTCGCACCACCTACACTTGGCTTTGTGTTGGCACCAATACATAAAGACATTGGGTATGGTCTTACCCACGAATTAGCTCCTTTTCCTTCTCATGCTTTTCCTTCATCATATCCCAGTTACTACCCTTAACCAGGTACAGAGGAAATATCACCCCACACTTACACTCAAATAGGTTCTTACCAAAAGCTGGGAAGTGGACAGGACAGTGTAATACTATGGATAGTCTAGAGCCCAACTCATCTACCTCCATTTGTCTTTGTGTACCTTGTAGGTAATATCCCCAACCAGTAGTCAATTTACTTCTCCTTTATCAATGGCTCCATAAGGTCAGAATAGAATCCATGTGTAGTTATCACTACACCTTGAGAGTGGAGGTATTTGAATAAAATGTCCCCCATAGTTGTTCCATCTTCGGGTTTAGCGTATCTAATAAGCCAGTTTATCCCTTCCCTTATCTCTTCTTGCTTAGTCATATATCCTCCTATATAATATTCTCTATACTATACTTATATATCAATAATTATATCTAATTATAACACATAGGAATATATTTGTCAAGTAATTCTGACATAACATAAAATATATTTAGAAATGACTTGACAAGCGTTATGTAAAATGATAAACTAGAATGGAGGAGAATATTATGCCAGAAACCGAAACAGACTCCATAGCTAAGTCCTTCCTACCAATGCTAGTTGATGATGGATTCGGTGATACTACTACCGCAAAGCGGGCTGAGTATCTAAGCAAAAGGATATGTAACTTTTCCGTTAGAGAATCCTGCCAACTAGCCAAGGTTGCTGAGAAAACAGTCAGGAGATGGCGTGATGCTGACCCTGACTTTCTCCGTTTAGACACAGAGGGCATGACAGACCTTAGGAAGAATTTTGCCACAGAATATGTGGACATGCAGTTTACCCGTAACTTCCACCTAGTCCTCCAAAAGGACTTCAAGGTTCTATACAAAGATGCTACTAATGGTGGACTTACTGAAGCTGAGGAAAAGTACCTGGAGAAGATTCGTGCCCACTATACTCCACAGTCTTTGGCCATGGTTAAACAATTATTGGGTGGAGGTACTACTGACCAACCATTTGATTTTACTAGACTTACCATGACAATCAAGAGGGAACAAATTGAAATAAGGGAGGAACATTCTAATGCCTGAGAAAACCCAGAAGCAGATGACCTATGAAACTCACCAAGCAGTATTGGGGATTGAGGGAACAGAGGATAAAGGATTGGTGGGTGATGTTAAGGAAATCAAGGCCGATGTTAAGTCCCAGAACAAAAGGGTCACTAAACTGGAGGGTAAGCAAAGGCTTATATATGGGTTAATAATTGGTGCAGCTGGAGCTGGAGGTGGTCTGGGAGCCTTAATTAGTAAATTATTTGAGGGTTCAGTTGGCTAAAGGAGTAAGAGCATCAACCAGACAGAGGATTTCGGGTAGGAAGAATCTTATGAAGGCCAACGTTATGAGAATTGGTAGAAGGGGCATGAAGTATAAACCAAGGCAAGTAAAATAAGGTAGGAGATAAACATGGCAGAATTTACAGATTATGCAGAGAACAAAATACTAAACCTGATGAGGGCGGCGGCCTGGACGGAGTTTGCAGCCTATGTTGGACTATTTACAGCAGCACCCTCCGATGCTGGTGGTGGAACAGAAGTAAGTGGTGGTTCTTATGCAAGGAAGCTTATAGGACTAACAGAGGCTACAGGTGCAGGAGGTGCAACCTCAAATGCCGCAGACATTACCTTTACAACTGCGACAGGTGCGTGGGGAACCATAAGCCATGTTGGCATATTTGATGCTGTATCTGGTGGGAATCTGATAATGTGGACGGCGGTGGATGCCGAGAAAACTGTTGCGAGTGGTGATACCTACAAGATAAATGCTGGCGACTTGGATGTAACTGTAGCCTAGTGGAGATTAAATGATACTAAGGTTTAATCCAACAGGGACTCATATACATAAAGGCTTTCTTAAAGTTAGGGTAGACCTTTACCCTGAACCTACAGATAAGACCTATGCTATTCATTATGTCTATGTGCCTGTTATTCCAAGAGATGCCACAGAGGAACAGCTAAACGACCCCGAATGGATTAAGAAACTACCCCATATTTGGCAACTTAATCCTTGCCTATGCCACTTCATAGTAATTGGGGAAACCACTCAACCCTCCGACCTGATGGGCTTCCTTAACCTCAAGCTCAATGCTGATATAGTCAAGGCGATTGATGATTCATTGGTGATGCCTAATGCTGCCCACCTGATAAGCTCCCTGATGAGAGACAGGAGCAAATTATCCGATAGCGTGGTAAAGACTAAGGACTTTACTGACCTGATTAGTTCAGTAAATGAGCGGTTCGTTACTCTACAAGCTCTACTGAGAAGTGGAGAGGGATTTGTTGTTGAACCACAGTCTATTGATATAGGGACTGTACCCTTTGATGGTGCTAGTCTAAGTTATGCTACTTATACCTTGATACAATTAGAAAATCCTGCCAACGCAACTGGCACTATTGATACTGCACAGATTTGGATGTCAGTAAGTGCCACAGGATTCATTGTAGGAACAGCTTATTTAGATGAGGGCACTACATATCTAGTTAGGGACAGTGAAGCCATAGGGAATGTAACTGCTGGTGCTCCAGACCCTGATGTATTTACTGGACTAACGATTGATGTAACATTAAACGATTATTGGGCTTGCTATGCTGCTACGGGGACTTATATGGGTGAATTCTCAGGATATGCTGGTTTGCGTTATGTTAGTGGTGATAAATTAACCGACAAACTTTCTTCCTCCTATTCCCTATTAACTGGTGATACTGTTTCTGTTTATGGCACAGGCACAGAAGCAGGAGGAGTAACCCACGAAGGTGCTGCTACATTATCTGGTGTTGGAACTCTTACCTGTATTGGGAGGGGAATCTTTATAGGCAAGTCTACCTTGTCAGGAACGGGAACCTTAGCTAGTATAGGCAGACTGATAGCGATAGGCAAAGCTACCTTATCTGGCACAGGGACACTAGCAGCCATTGGTAGAGGCATATTTATTGGTAAGGCTACCCTAGCTGGCATTGGGACTCTATCAGCAGTGGTTCACAAGGCTCTTAGAGGAGCTGCAACATTGTCAGGTGTTGGTACCCTAGTAGCTAAGGGTGTAATTACAGTTATTGGTAAGGCTACATTGTCTGGTACCGGTAGTTTATCTGTTAGTGGCCACATTGTTTCGGTAATAAAACTTACCCTTGCCTTGTATAACCGAGCATTGACAGCAACCCTATACAACCGGGCATTAACATCCAAACTTCATGATAGGACATTAACGGCAACCCTATTTGGTCGGACACTAACAGCCAAGTTATATAATAGGGCAATAAGTCTTAAAAAGAGGACAGAATAATGGAAACAATAACTATACCAAAGGGTGATATAGGATTTAACTTAGCCTTCACCATACAGGATTCAGATGGGGATGCCTACAATATAGGTACCTATACAGTGACCTTGAAGATGTGGGAAGTAGGTTCTCCTGGTACTTTACTCCTAGAGGAGGAGTGTACTGAAACTGTTGCGGCGTCTGGTACTTGCTATTATACGGTTGAAACAACCAGCTTTGATACAGTGGGTCGCTTCCGTGCAGAATTGGAGTTGACTACATCTACCACCATTATAGAAAGTACTGAGGTCTTTGAGATAATTGTGGTGGAGAGTGGTTAGTAGGTAATTATGACAACAACTGAACAAACATTCCGAGAACTGATAGGAAATAAAAGGAAGTTTATAGAAACTCTCCTAGTCGTGGAGAATAAGCAACGTCAGAGGGTTCCTTTTATCTATAATCCTATACAAGCAGACGTGGATGCTACCCAGACTGGGATGGATATATGGATTAAGCCCAGCCAGGTAGGATTTAGTACCGAAAGAATTGCCAATAGGCTAGTAGATACCCTAACTAATCCTGGTACCAACACTGTATTGATTGCCTATGAGGATTTTATTACAGAACGGTTACTAAGTAAGGTAACCTTCTTCTATAACCATCTGGAGTCATTGAAGATACCAGGCTTCCCAATAATATACCATAATTCAACCTATGAGAAAACATTCCAATTCATAGTTGATGGTAGGGTACAAAGTACCTCATCCATCTATATTGCGTCTGCTAGGAGTAAAACAGCAGGTAGGGCAGAAACTATCCACCACCTATTGTTAGACGAGCATGGCTTTTATGTTCCCCAAGCTACTGACAATATTATTGTCCCAGCCATGGCTCGTATTCCTCCTGGAGGTACAGTAGATTCCTTCTCTACTCCTAACGGTGAGGAGAATGAATTCCATGAATGGTATATAAGTGCTAAGGCAGGTAAGTCTGTATTTACCTCCCATTTCTACCCTTGGTTTATGCACCCTGAATATGTAATTCATTTAGGTGACCCAAGGATTCAGAAGTCTATTCCTGAAACAGATAAGGAAGAATTCAAGCTAACTGGTGATGAGGAAAAACTAATGTTTACCAATCATCTTACCTTTAGCCAAATGCGGTGGCGTAGGTGGATGATACTTGTCATGGAGAGTCTGAGAAGAAAGGGGGAGATTAGGACCCTGTTCCCACAAGAATTCCCTGAAGATGATGTCTCCTGTTTCTTATCTACAGGTGAAATGTGGTATGACCACCTATTCATTGAGAATGTGGCCAAGACCTGTTATGATGCACCCCACAAAATGGATGGCCTAAATGTCTGGTACCGTCCAGAAAGAACAGAAGAAGGCAAACCAACCAAACAATATTTGGTTATCATAGACCCAGGCCAAGAGAAGATTACCCAATCAGCCATAGGCGTAATGACTTTTGAGAAGGATGCTCTAGGTAATACCATTCCCATCTGGTGTGCCAGAGATGCTGGGTGGTACAGTCCAGAAGTAACATGGGATAAGGCAGTTAAGATATCCAACTATTACCACAGAGCAGAGATAGTTTGGGAAGCCAATGCCCATGGTCTAGCCATCTCAGTATTAGGTAAACACCGTAGACCCATCTATTTCAGGAAGGATATAATCAACGACATACCCACAATGGTACCTGGCTGGCTCACTACTGCTAGTACCAAACCCTACATGATGCAACAGGTAACTAAGGCTTTACCTAACCTAGTCTGCCATGATATAGAGTTGGTGAGGCAGTTAAGGAATTTTAGGGTGGTAGGTGGCAAGCTAGAGATTGTGGGACTAGATGATATACATGATACCCTAGCCATAGGACTAGCCATTCATAATCCCAATCCAGTAAAAAGAGGTTATCAGGGTAGGACTGGATGGAGACCTAACTGGGGTATAAAAGGTAGTAGGCGTCCAAAACATAGCGTGGCATTAAGGAGGTAAGTAATGGTTAATCTTATTGAACGTCAAGCAGAGTTTGTATATAATGGGGCAAGGTTAGCTGCGACTGCGGCTGAAGCCCCCATTATACCCGTCCAATGGTCGGAGCGTGAGGAGCCATTTAAGGCACAATTCTACCAAGTGATTGAAAGGCAATGTGGTGAACAGCGTTCTAGGTCACCAGAGGAGTTACATGGAAGTTGGATGCAATCTTATTTTACGATGGGGTGGGTATATGGTAATAAATATAGCCATGAGAATAAAACTCATCCTGACCTTGTGCCGTATGCTGATTTAGGGCGGTTAGAGCAGGATAAGGATGCTGTATTCGTAGCCCTATGTGAGATTGCTAGACAGTTTATCTATGAGGAGGTGAAATAATGGCTGAGATAGGACCACAGTTCTATATAGACAAATGTAAAACCCTAAAAAGTAGTTGGTCAACTAGAGCCAAGAAATTCAAGGAGTGGTATGAAATCTTACTCCTCACCGATGAGTTGGAACAGGAGGGCATGGAGTCAGTCGTCACCAATGACCCTAGAACTGGTTATAACCTTGCACGCCATCTCCTCACTACCATGGTTATAGCAGATAAGATTCCATCAGAAACTCTCCCTCCTGAGTTTGTTCCTGCAACCAGTTACCTGGAGAGTTTTACATCAAAAAGATGGTCGGAGCAGGAGAAACGGTATCGTTCAATGGGTAGACAGTCTTGGCTTGGTGAATTTGTCTCCTGGCTTCTAGCCACTGGCTGGTATTCAGTATTCTCTATGGTAACCGAGAAGGAAATCTGGGCTGAGGTTTGGTCACCTGCTGATTGTTATCCTGGATTTGGCCTAGACGGATTGGCAGAACATGCCCATATATATACACTATCTGCTGCGGCAGCAAGGAAGAAGTTAAAAGCCATGGGTTGGACAGTAAGACGTCCACCTACTGATGACGTAACCATATATGACCATTGGGGTTTTGACACAGATGGTGATGTGGTCAATGGTGTGGTAATGGATAACGAGTTTGTTAAGAGACCAGTTAAGGATATTCCATTATCCAAACTGGGTATACTCCCTGTATTTTCATCTCCGGCTGGTGGACTCCCTGATATGGGTAGCATTGATGGACTAAAGAACAAGTGGCAGCAGCATTATGGAGAATCCTTTGTGGGTACCAATGAGGACCTTATCCTAAACTACAACAAGATGAGGAGCTTCATGCAACAGGCAGCTAGGACGGCCGCCCAGCCTCATTGGTTAGAAACATCTTCTGGTGATACACCCATAGCCACAGATACACTAATGAGTAGATGGGGTTCTGTTCTTCATGGTCAACCTGGTGAAGATGTCCGACCATTACAGGGTGTACCTATCCCCGTAGAACTTACCAATATTCTATTCCATTACCAAAATGAACTTCAGCGTGGTATGTTTCCTGCCGCTGTGTTTGGTAACGTCCAACAGCAAATATCCTATCTGGCCATGGCTAACATAGCCACAGCATCAATGCAGACCCTAACTCCCTATAGGGATGCTGTTAAGGGTATGAGAACTGACCTAGATAACTATTGGACAGATATGATAGTCATGAATGGATTTAGGCCCTATGGATTTAAGCTACCCAACAACATGCCTCCACGTGAGGATAGAAGATTTGATGTTGATGTGGATATAGAGATTCCTGGACTACTGGTCCAAAAAGCCAACATAGCCAGAATAATGAATCCTAAGTTCAGACTTCCTGAAGTCTGGATAATTGACCGAATGTTCCCTGAAATTAAAAATGCCTTAAAGGCCCAAGCAGACATCCGTGCTGAGGATGCTATGATGGACCCAGACGCTATCAAGGTAGATGCCATTCTTGGATACAGAGAACAGGCTAGAATATTCCGAGAGGCCAGAGATATTCCCAAAGCAGAGTTATATGAGAAGCTAGCCAAGAAAAAAGAGGCTGAGTTGGATATGGTGCAGCAACCGAAACAACCCACACCCGGTACAGTACCAGCGGAGGGAGAATTCCTCAGAGAATTAGGTGGTACTCCACCTGAAGGAGGTGCCCGTGCCTAGATTATTACCCTTAGGACCAAAACCACCCACACAGTTTGGGCCTCCTCCACCTGAACCTCCTGAGCTTGAATTTACTATTGAGGATTGGGAAAAGAAAGCCAAGGAACATATGGAGTCTGCCCAAGCCAGTGAGCAGAGGTTACAGGAACTTGCTGTCCAATATGCGGATTTGACTCCGCCACCACATCCAATAAAAACATTAGTGCAGATGCTTGGTATAGTTACGGCTGGACAGGCCGCACAGGAGGCACAACAACGGCAGAGGTTGGCCAACCAACTTAAAACTGAGATAGCCAATACCGAGTTGGCTGTAGAACGTGATGACTTCTATGCTAGGTTATACACCCAAGTTCCTATAGTAATTTCTAGTGGTGGTATGACCACAGCAGAGGAAGTATTATCCATACTAAAACCACCAGAAAACTTCACACCTGAGGAATTAGATGAGGTTGGAGATATTATTGGTAGTATGGTAGAGGCTTTAACTGGTGCTCCACAACTACCTGAACTTGCTGCCGAGGCTGAACCCGTAGAGTTACCTGGGTTGGTGGCTCCACCCACAATGATTGAGGCTCCACCAACAACTATCCACTCCCTAACTGTGGATGCAATAGTACGTTCTGTTACTGCTCCTACGGCTCCTCCCTCCGTCATGTCTGAGGAGGAGTGGGTTCAATTCATGATAGATAGTGGACAGATTAGTAGTAAGGCAGACTTAGATACCATAGAGTATTTGGAGGACCAAGCTGCATCTATTGTGGATGAATGGCAGGAACGCAGTAATATGCTGGATACATACAGGTCTGGTATAGCGGAAATGCCTGATTACAAATTGGTTGATGTATTGAAGGAGATGGTAGTTCAACCTGGTTTGGCTTTGATGGAAATTGCTGGTATGTACTTTGAGCATGTGTCTGCTCCGTTAGCTGGGTTGATATGGAAAGATGTATTCCGCATCCGAGATATAGATGTAGCCTACCAAAACTATAAGAAAACTGACTCCACCTGGCAAGCCCTAGGTCATGCTTGGGAGGAGTGGGATGCTCCAGGTGAAGGTGCCGCAGAGTGGATATTGAAGTATATGCTTATGGAAGGACTTACTGACCCATTGACTTATGTTGGTTGGGGTATAGCCACCAGAATAACCAAACCTCTAGGCTCTGTAGGTAGATGGGTAGGTTGGGCTGAACGTGGCATAGCTGAGGTTTTTGACCTTCCATTTGATATGATTAAGGGTATAGTAAGGAGACTACCCAAAACTGTTGGACAAAATGCTACCATTGCCATGACCAAATCCCTACAATATGTAGATAAGGCCATGACCCAGCGTTTTGGTAAAGCTGTTTGGCAAATGACCATGAGGGAATGGGATGAAGGTGCTGAGGCATTTGTAAAATATGCCCTAAAGAATCCACAGTTGGATAATGTAGCCGCACGGGCTGGGCGTGAACTCCTAAAACATGTTCCTGTAACTGAGAGAGAGGTATTGTCGTGGGCAACCAGACTAGGTACTACACTTACTCCTGACCAGGTAACCAGACAGACTGTGGCTGCTGTTGACAATATATTTGAGGACTTTTTCTCCAAGGTTGGTGGTGGTAGAAAACTATTAACCAACAAAGAGGCAGCGGATGAATTAGTTAGAGTATTGGTGGGTAACTTTGATGATGCTACCTCAGTGGTTGCAGGTAAGTTATTATTAGAGAGGAGCCGAGGTATCATCAATAAAGCCTTATCCTTCGGCCAATCTAAGACAACCTTCAGTGCCATGAGGCAGTTGGGTAGGAGTACAAGGAAACTCTTTATAGATGCGGAGGATAGTGTAGTAGCTTTGGCTATGAAAGAAATGGGTAGAACAGCCACACTACTTACTAAGATTCCAATTAGAGTCCAGAGAGTTTGGGCAAATGGTATAGATAAGTGGATAGTCCGTCCCTTTGCTGAGTCCTATTTAACTTTTGCTTTATATGGTCCCATGAATGTGGTAGAGGATGTTATCCGAACCACACTAGGTGGAGTAATGCCTGGTGGTAAGAGTGGTGCAAATTTTGCTCGTAAGTGGGCTGGAGTAAGCTATGACCCAGCATTGGTTAGTGAAAGGTCTATCTCTGAAACCCTAGGTACCATAGCAGCCAAGGAGTCTGGTGAATGGAATAACTGGATACTTCAACTTGGTGGATTGGCCAAAGGCTTTGGTGATAAGACCTTTGATATTTTGGTGAGGAAGCCAGGTCAAATTGGTATGGCTATGAGGACACATTTTGTGGACGCCAAGGCCACCCAGATACTAAAGCAGATTGGCGGAGACCAGATGGAGAGGTTAGCCCGTACTGGACCCGATAAGCTAATGGGTGTCACCAACAAACGTATAGTTAAAAACGTACAGCAGGTAGCTATGGAGCTAAAAATGAATGGGTTACCTGATGCTATCCGTGCTGCTACTGATGATTTCACTAGAGCCAAGATAATAAGGAGAGAGGTAGATGATATATTACTGGAGCACCCTGACCTACCTAGACCAGTCAGGGACTTTGTAATGAGGCAGAATGATGAAGGTGTGTTATTTCAAAGTGTTAGGAAAGTTCCAAACTGGGAGGGAGTCACATTTACGGATATTCCCACTAACCTAACTAGAAAGATTGAGGCTATGGTAGATAATCTACCAATAGATATCAAGCTACGGGTAAAATCTATTAGTATAGATTCTACCATTATTGCTCCAGCCGTATGGCATCCAGATGGTAGTATTGTCTTTAGGAGTATTGATGATATTACACCAGAGTTACTATACCATGAAATTTTCCATGATATAGCCTTTAGGGTTGGAGATAAGACACAATTTTGGGCTGATGCGGCTAGGTCTATTGGTTGGGATGAAACTGCTGATGAAATATTGGCTAAGGGTATTACTGGTGATATAGCTCTGCTTAGAGAACACCCCATGACAGGTATAGTTCTTAGTGAGGCCATGGCTGATAAGTTTGGTGATTATGCTCTTGGTAAAGAGGTTGGTACTAAGTGGTACAATTTCTTTTCTAAGCATTTCCCTAAGGTATCACGTCCTGAGGACTCTATAAATATAGTTACTAGGGAGGCTAGTTCTTTGCTCTTAGATGATTTTATAGCTTCACCAGAACGAGCTACAGCACAATACAAGCAGTTAGCAGACCTGCTAGTACAATTTGATGTACGCAATCCCCAAGAAATGGCCCAGCTTATCCAGTCCCTTAATCTTATGTCCTCCACATATGGAGCTACTCCTAAGCAGATTTTGGGTAGGGCTGTAGAAAGGACTAGGGGATTACCCTTTGCTGAGAGAAGGGTTGCTATGGATAAAGCCCTAGACTCTATTACCCTATTTACTGAGAGGGCTGGAGTTGATATAGACAGGGTGGTGCAAAAGATTAAGTTGGATATACCCAACATATATAAGGGTAATCAAGCCTATATATCCAGCTCCGAGAATCTCTTTAATCTCCAAACAGCCAAGAGACTAAGGGCTGGAGAACTAGGTGAGATGACAAATGCTTGGAGACATGACTTCTTTGCGGCTGCTAGTCCAGCAGACTTAAAGAGTTCCAGTTTCTGGGATGACTTCTCCCGTGAAATAAATGGTAGATACCATGCCAGCAATATTGAGATGGCTGACTTTGATGGTATGATTAAAAATGCCATAGATGACTTGGATATAGCAGGTGGACTCAAAGCCAGACAACGGCCAGCGATTAAAATTGTGGATAGAGAGTTGGCTCCAAATGATGTAGCCCAGTTAATTGGTGCTAGAGGAGATGATATATCCAGAGGGTTGATGGATGTGATGACATCCCAAAATGATAAGGATATGTTTACCTCCTACGTGATGGCTCATGTTAAACCAGATGATATAGGATTCAGCAAGGAATCAATAGGTAGAGTATATGACCAGATAGCTCTGAGCCTCCAGGTAGACCCAAAGAATATGAGCTGGGTGGCTGGTAAGCAAATGGAACTAGAGGCTGTGAGAAGGGACTTACACTCCCTATATAATAGTAAGCTATTACCAGATGATGAGATAGTGGCTATTAGGAAATATTTTAATGATACGGCTGATGCTGTGGATAATGTGATGTATGAGGTTGGTGATATTCCTCAGGGTTGGGAGATTATGTATAGAGGTTCCTTGAAGGGAGAGAAGGGACTTGCGAAGGGTGACTTTCCTGGAGTATTCCTTTCAACCAGTGAGGCTGGGGCTGCCCAATATGGGACTGCTAGGAGATATTATATAAAACCTGGTCAGAGAATTTTGGACTTGGATGATGACGTTGTTGGTGGATTAGCTGATGAGTTTGCTAGGCTAAACCCAGCTGAGGCTAGTTTAATGAAACTACCAGATGACTTGTTCCTATTTCCTGACAAGAAGTGGGTTAGGTTTTTGGGAGATAAGGGCTATACCGGAACATCAGTCGGTGCTGATAGATTTATATTCAACCCTAAAGATGTTAGGGTTAGGCCACCAAAGGCCCCTGTCAAACGGTTGAAACCTGAATTTACCAATTACAATGACCTCCGACAACAGGCCATGGATGAAGCCCACAAGTGGTACTATAAGGAATTCACCGACTACACCAATGCCAATGCCTTTGATGCTACCATGAAAAGTATCTATCCATTTTGGACATATGAGTCCCAAAGGTGGTTTTGGTTACCCCGTTCATTCATTCGTCATCCTGGCACCTTCACAGCCTTTGAACGTTGGCAAGATAATACTGATTATGGTTATGTCCATATCCCAGGAACCAGCGTTGACATCAATCCATTCAGAGGTACAATATATGGTACCATGTCCACTCGCCTAGCCAGGAGGGACTACCCAGAATACTATGACTCCCTAGGTGCAGCCGGAGATGTCATAGAGTTCAGTGACTTCCTCTCCCGTTATGGCTTCTACCCTGGTGCCCATATTGGAGTACCCCTAACCATACTTGGTGGTGTAGAAATGCAGTTTGGTGAGGCTATGCCATCCATCATCAAGACTCCACTAGATGTCCTTATAGCTACATTTCCTGATAATGAATCGGTAAGGTGGATATCAGACCATCTATTTGGTGATAGGTTCAGAGACTACCTAACAATACTTCAAATAAATAGGCGTGGTGGAGATGGCTCCCTTATATTCTCCAAGACTAAAGAGGGTGTAGCCCTCACTGAGGAGGAAGAACAATTAGTAGCTGATGCTAGGAGAGAGGTAGGCTGGTACAGTGCAGGATTTGAGCAATTTGCCATGTTCCGTATGCGGACAGATGAGCAGTACCAGATGTATGAGGAAGCTAGTAAGGTCATAGAGGAAATGACTGGCTTCACCCCAGACCAGCAGGAGTGGCTAAGGCAACATGGTCACCGTCTCTGGGATATGGTAGGTGGTATGTCTCCCAGCGAGCAGGCTATATTACAAGAGATGGATTACTATAAATGGGTTGGACAAATCAGACCACTCCTTCCCGGTAAGCAACAGGAAATACTTAACAAGATAGAGGTAGCCTGGAACCAAGTAGAGAAATATGGAGACCAGGTACAAACCACCAAACTCCAGCTACAGAGAGAATTTCTATCAGGACAACGTGGGCCAGATGACTACCTATCTCAGCTATTGGATACTTACAATAAGCAGGGTGAATTTATAGATAATAAGATTGAGGAATATCCCCTCATGGATTTGGATAACCGTGCCGAATATTATAAGAAATACGGACAACCTCAGCCAGTCCTACACCCAATGAGGGAATTGATTAACCTTTACTTCTCCATAGAATTGTTGGAGATAACTGACCCTGAAACAGGAGAAAAGCATAGAGACTGGGATAACTTCTGGGCCCAGAGACAGGCCATTGAGGATGCTATACCTGATGAGTTTAGGTCAGAGTGGGATGACTTCATCTCTAGGAACTCCACCCGCCTAGAGCAAATCAGGAGAGATGTATCCTCCACCTATTTCCGAACCTATAACAAAATCTGGGAGAAGATACTATCCACCTACAGTGATGAGGAACAGGCACTTGTTAATGAGTACCTATACCTTGAACGGACTGGACAGCAGTTAGATAGACAGGCCCAAATCAAGGCCACCATAAGTGCCAAAACCAACAATATGCTTATATCCAGTTTCCGCTCCGAAGTATCAGATGCCAAACAAGCTCTTAGGTATGCTAACCCACACCTAGATGCCTGGTTATTCTATTGGGGGCGAGTTTCAACGTTTGTAACACCACAGGCCGAGGAAACCTACAAACAAATAGCAGCCGATACTGGTAGACAAATATAAATTATGTTATATAAATATAGGTAGATATAAAATATATTTTTATATTATACTTGACAAGTTATGTAAAGTGTGATAATATTTATGGTAGGAGGTTATACAATGACTATTGAAGCTCAGGCTGGAGACATCGCCCAGGATGGTTCTGTCACAATCAAGGTGGACGGTAAGAACGTCAAGTTTGTGAAGGAATCGGATTTAGGTGCTGTCAAAAGTGCTTCTGATGGTAAGGATACAGAAATCAGTAAACTCCAGGCAAACCTAGCTACAGCCAACACCAAATATGATACTGAACACCAGACCGTACTACAGGAGCGGGCCGCCAAGGAGACGGCTGAGAAGGACAGCAGGGAGAGTGCCACCCTCAAAGCGAAGGTGGAAGAGCTAACAACCAAAGTGGCCGACCTTACTAAGGTTGGTGGTGAGCATGCAAATAAGCTCACCGAACAGACCCGCTCTAGGCTTATCACCGGATACAAGATAGATGCGGAGAAGATAAAGGATATGGCTCTTGAAGATTTGGAAAGGACTGAAGCAAATCTTATTCTGGTAGGTGCAAAACCTACACCAGCTAATTATGATGGGAAGGGAGCAGGAGGAGAAGGAAGTCCCCAAAGCCTGGAGGGTAAGAGCCCACTAGCTCTTGCCGTGATGGGTTATGAGGAATCTAACAAGAGCAAGAAATAAGGAGGATTAACTAATGGCTGGAGAATTTACTCTAGTTGAGTTATCTAAAATTGAGACCGATACTTTAAGGAAGTCGGTCATAGATACCCTGTTGATGGAATCCAACATAATGCAGATAGTGCCGTGGGAAACCATTGGTGCCTTAGCTACAACTATAGTCAGGATGGGTACCCTGCCCAGTGTAGGTTTCCGTAAAATTAACGAGGGCTATGCGATTGGTACAGCGGCTCTGGAGCAGAAGGTTGAGAATATCTCCCTGATGGGCGCCTACTTTGACACCGATAAAGCCATCGCCAGGGCAAAGAATACTATTGCCAATGCAAGGGCAATCACCCAGCTCATGATGACCAAGGCTATTGCCTACAAGTTCAACGACAAGTTTATCAATGGTAATCCGGAGAGTGACCCTGAGGAATTCAAGGGAATGAAAGAAAGGGTCAACGACATCTATGACGAGGGCTACACCGGCCAAATGGTTGCCTGTGTCAATGTTAGCACTGGTGCCAATACTGGTTTCCTATACAACGATACAGCCGGACATGAGTTCCTAAATAACTTTGATAAGGGAATTTATGGTGTCAAGGGACACAACCCTGATTTTGCATTGATGAACTCCAAATCACTTCTGGCTATTCGGGCACTCCTAAGGAGACTGAAGTTGCTGGATAACACCAAGGACATGTTTGACCGGGTGATTGATATGTACCAGAATGTTGCCATGGTTGACATTGGTGTGAAGGCCGACCAGTCTACCGAGATTATCCTGAATAGCGAAACCGCTGCTGGTGCGGCAACTGGTGATGACCTTACCTCCATCTACCTTGTGAAGTTTGGTATTGGTGAGTTTGTCTGGGGTCTCCAGGAGTATCCGATGGAAGTTACTGATAAGGGTGAACTGGAAGACAAACCAATCTACCGCACCGAGATGGACTGGCCGGTAGGTCTAGCAAATGCTGACCCGTATTCCATAGTTCGTATGCATGGTGTAACACCTAATTCGGATGCGAGTTAAGGGTGGTGGATGAAATGCGTAAAGGAGGAAGATAAATGCCTTATGATGCAAACCTAGTTTTACGAGGAAAGTACGGTGCTACCGTGGCTGCGGCAGCGTATGTGGACTTAGACTCCAGTGATGCTGCGGCTACGGGTCTTGCAGTTGCCTCCACCGTTTCCTTTAATGATGACGGCAACAGTGTGGTTGATTTGGGTGACCACGGTACTGGACCACTTGGCATGGACTGTATAATAATCCAACATGACCAGGCTACATCCTACACAAATTATGCCGATTATGTGATTGAGGATTCAGACCACCTAGCTGGTGGTTGGCAGTCCTTACTTACATTCCCACGGGTATATGCTTACATAATAGAGCTAACCCTTACCTGCACTACAGCTTATGTTCCATCAACCGATATTGGCCAGGTAGCCACAGAGACTTCTGATGTTGGAGTAATCCGTGCAATTAGCCGGAAACTGCTAACTGTTGGTGGAATTGGTAAGCTATTTGTAGAAATGCAGGGTTCTGGAGACCTCTATGACACCGCCGACCAAGCGGTAACAACCACAACTGGAACTGGTGCAGGTACCATGATTGGTGTAGGCAGAGTTCCTAACTGGTCGTCTGGCGGATTGACTATGGTTCGTAGGTTCTCCACACCCAAACGATACATCAGACTTGGTGCTGATGCTCCTAATGGTGGGAACTTTGGTGACGTAGATGTCCTGGTCACCGGCTCCCAACACAATCATGTCAATAACCTATACAGATAAGGAGGAATAAAATGCCTTTTGACGCTAATTTAGTTTTAGCCGATACAACCGCTGATTGGACTTATGCCAACCTTGTCACTCCCAATACCTATGGCACTCCAACCAGCACAACCAAAAATGCTGGAGGCTTCGTAGTCATTGATACCTTGGCATTGGGTGGACTAGCAGCCAAGGGTATGTGTGCGGTATTTATTGCGGACGAAACAGCCAACGCTGCTGGTGACGCACTTACCCTAATAATTGAGGGTAGCGATGCCTCAGACTTTTCATCTGGACTAGAAGCTCTAGCAGCCTTTGGTGTGGACGGTGCAGTTGGCTCAGGTATCATAGACGGTGATGAGACACCATGTACCATAGTGAGGCTCTTCTCAACCAACAGACGGTACATCCGATGCAAAGCCACTGTCACTTCCGATGATGACTTCCACACTTGTCAAGTATTCTTGGCTCCATGGGGATATGTAACACTATAAAGGAGGAGGATTAACATGGCTCAGAATATTGAAGCCCTGACTGTAGCCAATGACGGCTACCTAACTGTCCGAACCAATGCTGGTCCTCCTACCAAGTTCCCTGTGATAGGTAGTGTTGCTTATGCCACCACTTTCTCTGCTGGCATAGTGGTTAGTGGAGGTACTACTGGTGTAGCAATTAGTGGTACCACTACTGGCCTTACTTCTACTGACCCAATCACAGTAACCCTGACTGGTGAGACTTCCTCACATATAGGAATCACATCCACAATAGCCGCCTCTGCAACATACACAGGTTGGGCATTAGGGGTCTTTGGTACCACCACTCTATCAGGAACATTAGGTACTGTAGGCCAGGCTGCTGGTGGTATATTTGAATTAAACCTGGCGGCAGGCTTTGCTGGTGCCACATCTGGACTACTCGTTGGTGCTATGATTGGTGCCTACGCAAACGCTACTAGCGGTGAGTTACCTACAGCAGGTTTATGGATTGAGGCAATAGCTGGAGCAACTGTGAGCCTAAAGGCAAGTGGTGCCAACACAGATATGCCTTTGCTTGCCTTAGTCACAAGTGGTGGAGGTGGTGTAGGAGGGAACATGGCCAGCCTTGCCATAGAATTTGGTTCAGAGATAGCTGGCAAGACAGTTGGAGTCCTTACTGGTGAGATGTACTACCACCAAACAATACAATGTAAAGCAAATGGTGAGCTAGTATATATGCCTTTATCTACAACAGAGGGTACCTATACCACAGCCTATCCAATTATTACTTCATACAATGGTGACCCTTCAATATCAATAGGCACGGCTGCTCTTCCACTAACCACAGCAACAACTGGTATGTCTGCTCTGAAGATTTGGAGTGATACTACCATTGATGACACTGAGTATCATGTTCCCCTGTGGGTTACTTCAATCCTAAAAAAGACTGGCGGAGGCACTATCTACGGAATCAGGGCACATACTGAACTCGGAGCTACTTTTGAAGCAGACGCATCTGGAACTCTTGTCGGTGTGCATGGAAGAGTCAGAAACCAGGGTACGTTGAGTAACTCTGGCACAATAATGGCTGGTGTGATGGGACAAGTTTTACATGGGACAGGCACCCACACCACAGTTTCTCATATTGCCTCCCTTTGGGCTGATAACCAATTAAGGAGTGATGGTATCGCAGGTCAGCATGAGTTACTCTATATGACCAATAATAATTCTGGTGCTGGTGTTAGAACGATAGGTCAGGCAATATTCCTGTATGGACCCTATGTAACGAACTTTGTCAACTTTAATGGTTGCCAGACTGGTGGAATGGTGGTTGATGGTGCTGGGGATGCTGAAGCTAGGACTGGTAGGATTATGATTAACGTTAATGGAGATACAAGGTATCTCTACTACTATGATTAAGAAGGAAGATAGAGTGAAAAGAATAAAAACAAAACCACAACCAGGTGGAAAAGGTGGTGGAATATCACCAAAGAAAAAGGAGAAGTAATGAAACTTTCAAATGGTGAAGTCTTTTCAGCGTGGGATGGACTAGACAAAATAATGCAGGAGAAGCTACCTGTCAAGGTTAGCATGGGTCTAGCCAAAGTACGTACAGCCCTGTTCCCTGCATACAAGGAGATTTCTGAAGTCCGTGACTCCCTAATCAAGGTACATGGTGATGACCAACCCAACGGACAAAAGGGACTAACTGGTCCCAACAATCCAGATAAGAAACCTGTATCACCTGGATGGGATGCCTTCGTTGAAGCACATGGTATCCTAATGAATACCGAGAGGACTGAGGACTTCACCATTGGG